CCATCAGTAGGTGTTGGTAAAAGCGGTATAGATATTAGAAAAGAACAAGAAGGATCTGTTAACGTAGGTGGACCGGGATTTAGAAGTTCTTCATCTAAAAAGTCAACTACACCTAAAAAAGTAAATATTAAAAAAGAACAAGAAAAATCTGTTAATGTAGGTGGCCCCGGTTTTAGAAACAAAGGCGGCTTAATGTCAAAGAAAAAGAAAAAGAAATAACATCCAAATAACTATAAGGCTACCCAGCAATAACGCTGGCCCCAACATAAGGAGAATACAATGCCTGAATTACAAGCAATAGAAACCCCAAAGACTGCCGGTTTTGTACAACGTGGAAGTAACTATGCACGTAAACAAGAACGGTTAAAAAAAGAAGAAGAAGAAATTGCTAAACTAGAGGCACAAGCTCGTGGTGAAGAAGTTGAAGAAAATGAACCCGATGGCGAAGGATCTGAGACAACCGAAGTACAGGCCACAGGTGATACCGAACAAAAAGAAACCGACATTAAAGAAGAAGCACAAGAAGATGATTCTAAATTAAGTCGGGAGGAAAAGTCTTTTAAGAAACGCTACGGTGATCTTAGACGACATATGTCTGAAAAAGAAAAAGAGTGGAACGATAAACTTACCGCACTTGAAAACAGGATGAAGGGTGAGTCTATTATACCACCTAAGTCAGACGAAGACATTGAAGAGTGGGCAAAAGAATACCCAGATGTAGCAGGAATAGTAGAAACTATTGCAGCTAAAAAAGCTCAAGAGATGTATAAAAAAGCTGAATCACGTTTAGCTGAGTTAGATGAAATACAATATGAAGCTAACCGTAAATCAGCAGAAGCAATAATTCGTGAAACACATCCAGACTTTGACACGTTACGTAAAGCAGATGAGTTTCATGACTGGGCAGAAGAACAACCTAAATGGGTTCAAGATGCAATCTACGAAAATGCAGATGATCCAGCTTCTGTCGTAAGAGTTATTGATCTGTATAAGGTCGATAAAGGACTTACTAAAACTGCAAAGAAGGCAAGCAAGAAAGCTGCCGCATCTTTGGTAAGCAAAGGTTCAAAGGCTAGTGTAGACACAGACGAATCTTCTACTCAAATAAGAGAGTCTGAAGTTGCAAAGATGTCTGCAAAAGAATTTGAAAAACGTCAAGATGATATTAATAAAGCCATGCGTAATGGCAAATTCATCTATGATGTAACAGGTAATGCACGATAGGTGTTGACAAAACAAAACCTTAGTGTATAACTAGGAGTATTTAAAGAGCCTCCCATCCGGGACTACCTCTCTTACTCTCACTAAAAACTTAAACACAAATGGGAACTACCTAAGCAAGTACAGGCCCGTAAGGATAACGGTTGGCCAACTGTTAGCCTAACGCACCCTAGAAAACGTTTAGCCTCTTATTACGGTTGTTTGGGTTCCTTAACTTGAAACGCCAATAAATTCTAAGGAGAAGAACAATGGCATTTACATCCGCATCGGGTTACGGAAACCTACCTAACGGTAATTTTTCATCCGTAATCTATTCTAAAAAGGTACAGCTTGCTTTTCGCAAGTCTACCGTTGCTGGTGATATCACAAACTCTGATTATTTTGGAGAGATTGCTGCTCAAGGTGATACGGTGAAAATCATCAAAGAACCTGAAATCTCAGTTAGTTCTTATGCTCGTGGTACAACAATTACTGCACAAGATCTTGACGATGAAGATTTCTCACTTGTTGTTGATAAGTCAAATTATTTTGCCTTTAAAATTGACGACATTGAAGAAGCTCACTCACATGTGAACTTCATGGACTTGGCTACAAACCGAGCCGCATATCGTTTATCTGATCAGTACGACCAAGAAGTTCTTGGCTACTTGTCAGGTTTCAAACAGTCTGCTTTACATGCTAAAGCTGATACAGTTAACGACCAAGTAAATGGTACAAAAGCTGTTTCAAGCGCAGGTACAGACGAATTGTTATCAAGCATGAAGCTGAAAAAAGGCGACTTTGGTAATATTACAACTACTTCTGCTGGGGATCACTCAATTCCACTGGCAGCACGTCTACCCGGAGCAACAACTCTACCAACTGCCACAGCTTCACCAGCAATGGTTGTAGCTCGTATGGCTCGTCTACTTGATCAACAACAGGTTGATAAAGATGGACGTTGGTTAGTAGTTGATCCAGTATTCATGGAACTTCTTGCAGACGAAGATTCACGTTTCTTCAATGCAGATTTCGGTGAGTCAGGTGGACTACGTAACGGTCTTGCTGTGAATAACTTCCACGGTTTTCGTGTTTATTCATCCAGCAATTTACCAGCAGTTGGCACTGGACCGGGAACAACTGGTTCCGCAAACCAAAACGCCAACTACGGTGTAATCGTTGCAGGTCATGATTCTGCTGTTGCAACTGCGGAGCAAATCAATAAGACCGAAACATATCGTGATCCTGACAGCTTTGCTGACATTGTTCGTGGTATGCACCTTTATGGACGTAAAATTTTACGCCCAGAAGGTATTGTAACCGCTAAATATAACGCAGCATAGGAGGGATTGAATTATGGCTACTATTTCTATGAGCACGAACTCAGCCTCTACTTCCAACAATGGCGGTACTGGTAATAAGCAGCTTCGTGGAAGCTTGGTAACTCTGCAAAACGATATTGATCTTGCAGATGCTATCTTACAAAACGGTGGTACTGCACTAGCGGCAAATGATATTATTGAAGCTATTGCTGTCCCTGCAAACACTTTAATCCTACATGCAGGATTTAAAGTTGTCACTGCAATGGCAGGTACTACCACTGACTCTGCTATTCATGTTGGTATTACAGGAACAGATGTAGATATCTTTGCTGCATCATTTGACCTTGATGGTGCATCAGTAGGCGCTCATACTCCTGCTATCACATCTTCAGGTGTATGTTCTAACTTACCTGTATTTACTGCATCAGCAGATACTATTGACGTAGAGATTCATACGTCAGGCGGAACTATCACTGGTGGTATTATTCGTGTTTATGCAGTATGCGTATTAATGGATGATGTCTCACAGTCTGGCTCTGCTCAAGAAGTAGATCGTGATCTACTAGCATAAAATAACTTTAGGGGCTGCTTTTTAGGTGGCCCCTTTAGAACATCTAAATGATACTTAAAGCTAAGAATAAATTATCTGATTGGGATGTTAGGGTATTCAACATAAGTGAAGTGTATTCACAAATGGATGAAGCTGCCTTATTAGATAGAAACTTTTTAGCTGCTATAAAGAAATCACTAGATAATAATGGAATGCTTTGGCCTCCTATAGTTTGGACACAAGAAACTTTTTTAGTTTATTGTCAAGAGCAACCACATAGACAAGACCCTAACAAACTTATAGACATAAATTTAAAGTATCGTTGTGCTATAGGAAACAATAGATTTAACTACGCTAAAGAAAATGGATATAAACAAATAGAATGTGTTTATGTTCCAACTTGGCAAGATAAAGATGCAGTATTAAAAATAACTAAAATGGAATACTGTGTAGACTTTTAAATAAAAAGGATTCAAACATGGCTATTACAACAGCAATGTGTACAAGTTTTAAAGCAGAACTTCTTGGTGGTATCCATGATTTGGATACACACACTATAAAATTAGCATTAATTAAATCATCTATGTCTGGTACATATAATGCAGCAACAACTAATTACTCAGATGTTACAGGTAATTCTGACGAAGCTAGTGGCACTAACTATTCTGCAGGTGGTCAAAACCTAGATAGTCCTGCTATTACTACGTCTGGAACTACTGCAATGGTAGACTTTGCAGATGAAGTATTTTCAAATGTAACAACTTCAGCAGATGGTTGTATCATATATAATTCTTCTGCATCAAACAAAGCTATTTGTGTAATTGATTTTGGTGGTACAGTTAGTGCTACAGCAGGTGATTTAACTATTGAGTTTCCTGCAGTAGGAACAAGCACTGCAGTAATACGTATTGCCTAAGAGATAAATTATGGCAGTTGTAGCAGCTTCAGCTAAGTATGGTGTTGGTGTATATGGTGCATCTAGTTTTGGTGCAGTAAATATATCAAGAACTCTTTCTGGAGTTGCAGGTACAGGTGCTATTCAACCCGTTGCAATTAACGGTTTTGAAATAGATATATCTGAAAGACTTGGTAGTGTAAGTGCTGCAGGTACAATCGGAACAATATCTCCAAACATAGCACCGAACATAACAGGTGTATCTGCAACAGGTGCTATAAATGCATCTTTTAAATTTAGTAATACACATAGTCTTAGTGGAGCATCATCAACAGGTAGTATAGCTACTGTTGGTGCTGGTGTATCGACTTCACTAACAGGTGTGTCAGGTACAGGTGCAGTAGAGTCTGTTTCAGCAGGTGGTTTTGAAATAGACATTAGTGAAAAACTAGCTAGTGTATCTGCAACAGGTGCTATAGGTACAGTACAACCAGTTGTAAGTTTTTCTACTTCACTTACTGGTGTTAGTGGTACATTAGAACTAGGTAGTATAGAAGCTAAAACTGGTGAAAAATTAGGTAGTGTACAGGGTACAACTTCTTTAGGTACAATTACAACACACACTAGTACAGCTATAACTTCAGTAAGTTTAACAGGAGATATAGGTTTTGCTAGATCAAATGTAACAGCAATAGTGTTTGACTACAATGCAGTAAAACATTTGTACAATAGAAGAAGAACCGTTAATTTACCTGAAAGAGCAGCGTAATGCCTAGTCAAACATTAACTGGTGTAACATCTACAAACTCTGTTGGAACACTGTCTACAAATGTAGTAAATGGACCAACTAATGGTGCAAGAACATCTTTAGTTATAGCAGAATTAAGAAAAGTATATATTGCTCGTAAACCTACATCAGAAGATAGAGTTGTTTACGCAAATGAGGATTAACATATGAGTTTTCGTTGGCCTAGTAAAGACCCAGATGAAACGTTAGATTATAGTGTAGATTGGTCAAGATTTCTTGATACTGCAATTATTACTTCAGTAATATGGTTTGTAAAGTCTTCATTATATAATACTAAAACAAGAATAGATCCCGGTCAAACTTTAACAACAGCTTCAAGTAGTGCAACAACTGATAGTTTACAAAATGTTGCACAAACAAATACAAATACTGTTGCTACTATAAATATTGGTGGTGGACAAAATAATGTTGAGTATACTTTTTTTTGTCAAATGACTGATAATACTGGCAGTACAGCAGAAAGAAGTATTAAAATAAGATTGAAGGAACGGTAAATGGCATATAATTTTCTTGGACTTGTTAATGATGTAAACCGTAGACTTAATGAAGTTGAATTAACTTCTTCAAATTTTCTTAATGCAGTTGGTGCATATAGTATGGTTAAAGATGCTGTTAATGCATCTATTCGTTTTATTAATCAACATGAATTTGAATGGCCTTACAACCATGTTACAGAAGAAGAAACTCTTACTCCCGGAATTGTAAGGTATGCATTTCCTGCCGATACTAAAGTTTTAAATATGAACAGCTTTAGAATAAAAAGAAATGATACATTAGGTAACGAAACTAAAAAATTAAATATACTAACTTATGAAGAATACCTTGACAGTTATGCAGATGTAGAGTATAATACCTCAACGTCTTTAAGAGCATGTCCAACTCTTGTTTTTAAAGCGCCTAGTTCAGAGTTTGGTTTAGTTAGCGCACCAGATAAAGCTTATGAATTAGTTTATGAATACTATAGATTACCTGTCGATTTAATAAATGCTACAGATGTTCCAAGTATTCCTGAACAATTTAGATATGTAATTGTAAATGGTGCTATGCACTTTACTTATTTATTTAGAGGTGAAAGTCAAGAAGCCGCAATGATGCAAGGTAGATTTGAACAAGAAATAAAACAAATGAGAAGTTTGTATATTAACCGTTATGATTATCTTAGATCAACTGTTGTAAATACTACAGTTCAGACAAACGCTAGAGTTTCTTAATAAATGCCTACAACTCACCAAACATATCCTGTAGAGTTCAGGGGTGGGCTTATTAGTAATATGAGTCCTTTGCAGCAAGGTATTAATATGCCGGGATCTGCAAGAACTCTTAGAAACTTTGAACCTTCTGTTGAAGGTGGTTATCGTAGGATAGAGGGTTATACTAAGTACGACAGTAACTTAATACCACCTTATGGTTCTCCTGTAGTAACTGGTGCGAGTCAAACTGGTAC